AATCGAATCTATCATCAATTGGATTGTACAATTACTAAGAGTATGTCCTACTGAAGATCAGATAAATAAAATTATGAAACAATATAACTTATATCAACCTATGCCAGATGAAGTGGTTGATAACTTTATAGATTCTCTAAAAGATTACACTATAAATATCCATAAGATCAAACTATCTTCTTTTGTAGAAAAATTACCATTTTACCAATTAGCATTCATCTATTATGCCTGTAATCTAAAAAATATCATTCGTAAAAATGAAAAACACTTTAGACCTTGGTTAGAATATTTCTTTACTAATCCAGATATTACACATATAGGTGAAGATATTGATCCATATGAATTATTTAAATTAGATGGTGATTTAGTAACTATGGTATCATCTATTAACCCTGAACTTCTTGAAAATAATCCACCTTTCGATACTCCAAAAGATAGGCCAGATATAGCAAGAAAGATCATCACTATCTCTAAAGTATTTCAAACAAAGATAAGTGAATTACAAGATCTATTTGATACCTTTATATATGTAATGGTAGATTTACCTAATGCGACTAAACATAAGAATATGTTAAGAAAATGTGTCATTGTATCAGATACTGATAGTATCATTTTTACTACTAAAAATTGGGTCGAATGGTATTCTAAAGGTATCAACTTCGAAAATACCTCATTCCAGATTAATGCTTTAGTTGTATATCTACTCACTAAATCTCTTACTCACACATTTGCAATAATGAGTATGAATATGGGAATTGAGGATAATGATCTTCGAAAAATATCTATGAAGAATGAATTCCTTTATCCAGTTATGTTACGTACTCCTATGGGTAAACATTATGCAGGTATCATTACCCAACAAGAAGGTCGTGTATATAAGAAACCTAAACCTGACATCAAAGGTAAATTCTTACGAGGATCAGATCTATGTAAAGAATCTATCAATGAAGTAAAAGATTTTCTACTACAGACAATTGATGATTATATGAACTATTCCATTTTAGATAGTCGAATATTAATCGATAGAATTGTACAATTTGAACATAAAATTATTCAAAGTATTAATAATAAAGAAACTACATACTTCGGAACTGTACCTATAAAGTTTAAAGATGATTATGCTAACTATATCTCATCTACATATTTCTATTATATGCTATGGCAAGATGTATTTGCTGAAAAGTATGGAAATATAAATATTCCACAAAAATGTAAAGTAGTTCCTATTCACGGAAAACTATTGCGCAAAAAGCATACGATTGAAAAAATTATTAGTATGGATAAAGTTGTAGGAGAAAAATTGATAGCTTTTCTTGAAAAGTATAAGAATAAGAACATTACTCGAATAATTATTCCACCAGGAATCGATGTACCCCACGAGATAGTAGATACTATCAACATAAGGACTATCGTTTATTCTAATGCTTCTCCATTCTACTTGGCACTCAGAAGTCTAGGTATAGGTATCATGTTCAAAGGTAAACAGAATATCTTATCTGATATGTATAGTACTACCCATTTGGAAATGTAAAATATAGTCATATATAAAAGGATACCCTCAGTATATGAGGGTATCCTTTTATATGAATAGATATACGTTAAGATACTTTTTTCATCTTATCTGCTTCAGATTGAGCTAATTCATCTACTAGATTATTCTTTTCACAATCACTATGTCCTTTTACCCACACCGCTTGTACTATATGTATTTGTAAAAGTTCATATAACTTCTCCCACAGATCTCGATTTTTAACATCTTGCGGTTTATTACCTTTCCATCCAGAAGTTATCCAATTTCTATTTTTCCAAATATCAATCCATTTATATTGGATAGCTTTAACGACATATTGACTATCTGAATATACAACAACACGAGAAGGATCTTTAAGTGAAGATAATCCTTCAATGACTGCAATGAGTTCCATTCTATTATTTGTAGTATCTAAAGCTCCACCAGAAAGGATATGGATATTTCCATCAGCCTTTTCTATATGAGCAGCCCAACCTCCAACATTATGTTGACGTTTATAGCTACCATCAGTATACATAATTACTATATCCATAATTTCCCCTATATTTAGATATCTGTAGAGTTTCCAATATAATAGTCCAAATGTATATGAATTTATATGAGTATATCTCCCGATATCGGGAGATATACTCATCGATATAGATATCTAAAAAGCTACATCTTTTGTAGATGTTTATAAGTAGCAAAGATAGTCAATACACCAACAGAAAATGTAACTATACCAGCAATTACTTTTGCCAAAAATATATACCCACGAGTAGCACTCTTAAAGGAGTCTATAGTTGTTTCAATCGTTTCCACTTTTTCTGAAATCTGGGTCAATTGATTATTTATCCTATTGATACTTGTCTTATTTGTTGTATTATTTGTAGACAACGATTGAAGAGACTTAGATAGATTTTTAGTAATAGTTATTATATCTCTAAATTTATCTTTACAATCCCCTTCAAACGTAGTAAACATTTCAATTCGATGTAGTACTGTTTGTAATTGGGAAGTCAATTGAATAATATCTTTACTTGCAATCTCTAACTTTTCAGCAATATCTTTAATTGATGTTTTATCTACATTCTCTTGTGTAGATAGGGTGGTGATGGATTGAGTATGTTTGTCAATACTTTCGACTAACTTTTCAATACGACGTTCTATCTGATTCCGCCATTCGTATTGGAGTTTTTCTACAGCATCTAAATTAGAAGAAGACATCATAAGTTTCCTTTGTCAGATTTAGTATAAATACTGATGTATATATTTTTAATTCCATACTATATATTTCCCCCTAAATCTTTTGATAATTTATATCTTCTTTCTTTTCGGAAACCCAAATAGTATCAAGTTTCTTAAAAGAAAATATATCTCTGTTGATATTTATCATTCGTGATTCGATAACTTTTAAATGAGTCGTTACACTTTTTAGCTTCGACCTTATATCATCATCAAGTAAACTATTTGAATTTAATATTTCTATATTTTGTGTACTATCTTTTAGAATATTTCCTAGTTTTGTATCAAGGGAATCAGGAAATGTAGATATCATAACTTATCACCTATAGATGGTCGTCGTTTTGTCGAATGTATAGTATTCTTAAACGCGGCACCGAAGAAGTAATTTACAATCGGACTTAAAATAGATCCTAAGATAAAAACTAATACGATATCGATATATCGACTATTCTCTTTCGATACAACAGTAAGACATATTCCAATACATATAAATGATAAAACGATAAGTACAAATGCTAGATAATAAATAAAATTCTTATCGATATGTGTAGGCTTATCATCTTTTTCATCACCTTCACATACCTTTTGTATAGTATCGATAATTATATCTATATGTTGATGCATTCGAGAATTGATATTGCCTATTTCCAACTTATCTAAATTTTGCAATTTAGTAGGATTAGATAAATCAAGATTTGTATACTCTTTAACGATACGTATACTCTCTTCACAGATATCAGGTCTTATATAAGGTAACAATTCATCTACATGCAGTATACCTTTTTCCTTTGCAAGAAGTATAGTCGAAATGATATTTTTCATGATATAACCACCTCAAATCTATTATGCTCCAACTATACGGATACTTCCATCGGCATTACCACCATTAGATGTATCGTAATGAAACCAACTCATATTATCGATCCATTCTATTCGAGTAATATCAACAAAAGGTAAAGCTTCACTATCTTTCCGTTGTCTAAATCCAGGTTCAAAGCATCCGATAGATTTCATATATTCTCGTAACGCTTCAGGTCCACCAAGATCGTTCCATTTTAGATCATTCGCTTTACCATATTTATGCATAGACAACTTACTACCTTCAGGACAATCAAATGGTCTCAATCCTGAGTATCTAAAATTTCCACCCCATTTCCAATTATTAATAATTACACTAACCTTAGAAAAAGATCTTGCATTGAGATATTCCCAAATTTTATCTGCAATCATTAAAGATTTTGAATCTAAAATTCCCCATAATAAATATAACAATCCTTTTTTGTTATATTCGTTGTACAATTCAGGATAAACTAATTCGTGTAATTTGTAATGTTTACAAGTATAGATCATATCTAACTCCTATTTAAATTGTTACCAATATCTATTAATTATAAGATGTTTCATTTTATAACAGTTCAGTACCAATTATGATTCTGAAATATAAACTATAATATACAAAGAGATGTGTACATGAAATTTTTATATAGATCAATATAAAATGAGTGTAAACATCTGCAATATGTGTATTATTTGTTTATTTTTTTAACATCCTCAAAAGGAGAAATTAACTATGGCACTTTCCGATTACACCCAGATTGCATCGATTATCCAGCTGTCTACTGCTCCTAAGGCTACTTGGGATAGTGAAGATCCTATTCTGCCCGAGGGTATGCCTGGTTGGGAGTCTGACACCAAGAAGATGAAGATTGGTGATGGCGTTACCACTTGGACAGGTCTGGCTTACACTGTCGATGCTACGCTCACTCCCGAACAGAAAGCTCTGCTGGACAATGCTGGTGCAGCTAATGGTGTCTCTGTTCTGGACGCTAATGGTCTTATTCCGCTGGATACTCTTCCTGACCAGGCTAAGTCTCACATCAAGTACATGGCTGACATTCCGTCTCGTGATGCTGTCGCTGAAGCGGATCGTCATTTCATCTACGTCGTCCTGGATGCTTCCGGTGATGCGACTGTAGAATCTGGTGCAGCTACCTATTCTTGGGATGATACTAATTCTGTATGGGTCAAGCTCTCCGAGTTTGAATCCATGGATATCGATTTCTCCGTGTTCTTTAACAAGACCACTGAGACTCTGGATGATATTGCAGATGGTACTCAGTATATCAGGTTTACTCCTGCCGAACGTACGAAGTTGGCTAAGGCTATGGTGACAGACGAGACATATCGTTTCGTTTCGTTGAGTCCTGCTGAGATCAACGCAGCTATGGCTGAGTAGTCTGAATCATAGACACAACTTGATTTAAGAGAGAGGGAACTTCGGTTCCCTCTCTCTTTTTTGTTATTTATAAATCTAAATCTTATTTCACTACATTTTATGTACAAGATATAAATATACTATGTATTTATTAACTATAAAACTAAAGGTATATGCCACATGAAAATCTCTATCAGAATGAAGCTGATTATCTTATCGTGTATAAGTATATTGTTAACTAGTATATGTTCGTATTTTACAGCATATTACTATATACAAAAAGGATTAAATACTAAATTTAAAGAAAATATAGAATATGCACAATTAACAGTATCAGATATCATACAAACTAAAATAGAAAAATATAAAAGTATAGCTAAACTATTACAAACGAATGAAGAGTTAGGTGCAGATATATATTTAGATCTTCCACTAGATAAATATGGTAAAGTGTTAAATGACACTATACATGCTTCATATATCACAATTACGAATAATGATGGTATCGTATTATATAGATATCATGATTCAGCAGTTGGAGATAAATTATCAGAAATAGCTCCAGCACTTGATGGTAAGTTATATACTTATACATCTAAAGGGGACTATAGTAATTTAGCAATAAAAATAACTGGCCCTTTATATTCTGAAGGTAAAATTGTTGGAACTATCACTATTGGAGAGATATTAGATTCAGAACAATTAGTAGATCATATAAAAGAGATTACTGGATATGATGTTACTATATTTGACAATAGAACTCGATTGATGACTACCATAAAACAGAATAACCAAAGAGCTATAGGAACACAACTGACTGATCCTGAAGTTTTACGTAGTCTATTTACTAACAAGATGTTATTCCTTAAAAAAGTTAAAGTACTCGATATACCTTATTTGACTGCATATTGGCCTATACTTAATCAGCAAGGTAAAACTATTGGTTCATACTTTATCGGTAAATCTGTAGCAGCTATTGATGAATTGATACATACAGTATCGATATCTATATTGTTGATTGTAGGAATCATATCTATCATTCTTATAGTCGTTGTCATATATCTTTCATCTAAGATCAGTAGACCATTGAAATCAATAAAAGATTATGCTGAAACTATAGCTACAGGAGAATCTTGTGATAAATTAGAGATTACTACTAAAGATGAACTAGAAGATCTCAATGAAGCTATAGGGACTATGGTAGATATGTTAATTGAAAAAATCAATGAATCTGACCGTGCACAAGAAGTAGCGAAACAGGAAACACAAAAAGCCATAGAAGCTACTAAAGTTGCTGAAGAAGCTAAGATAAAAGCAGAAAATGCTAAACGTGAAGGTATGTTACAGGCTACTAATCAATTGCAAGATATTGTAGATATCTTATCTTCTGCTTCTGAAGAACTCTCTGTACAGATAGAACAATCTGCTCAAGGTGCTAAAAGTCAATCTGATCGTACAACTGATACAGCTACAGCTATGGAAGAGATGAGTAAAACGACTATAGAAATTGCTTCAAATACTTCTAACGTATTTAATGTATCTAACCAAACTTCTGATGAAGCAAAATTGGGCACTGAAGCTGTAGTTAAAGTCATGGATGATATGGATCATGTCCAAAATATGACAGAAGTATTGACAACTGAAATGTATACACTCAAAGAGAATTCAACTAAAATCAATAAGATATTAGAAATTATTAATGATATAGTCGATCAGATAAATCTATTATCTCTTAATGCTGCCATTGAAAGTGCTCGTGCGGGAGAAGCTGGAAGAGGATTTGCAGTTGTTTCTGATGAGATTAGGAAACTAGCAGAAAAGACTATCAATGCTACTGGAGATATCGAAAAGGTAATTCTTGATGTGCAAAAAGCTGTTGATGATAATGTATCAAATGTATCTATTATCACTACCGCAGTAACCAAAGCTAAAGAAGATACTAATGTAGCTAATGGTGTATTGACTAGTATCGTAAATATGGCTGAAGATGTAACAATACAAGTACAATCTATATCTACAGCTTGTGAAGAACAGAGTGCAGTATCTAATGAAATCAGTGAAACTATTAATGCTATTAGTGAAATTGGTACAGAAACCAGTACTGCTATGAATGAATCATCGTTGGCTATCAATGAGTTATCTCAACAAGCTCAAAAACTTAAACAACTAATTGACCAATTACGATCTGACAATTCATAAACATATAGGAAGAGGGATTTATATCCCTCTTCCTATTAAAAACTACATTTTCCAACTATTTAATAAATACCTTATTTAACATGTAAAGTAAAATTTACGATATTATAGGAGGATCTTATTATGCTTAATTTTGATAAAACTATAGAAGATCTAAGATCAGTATCTAGTAACGTATGTGAATATTTAGATACGAAGAAATATCTACAAATTTTTACAGAAGAATCTCTTACTGATGAAGCACTTTTACAAACTTGTTATGAAATAGTTATAGATGATCTATTGGAGATAGGTATCACTTTTCATTGTGACTTAGTTGACCTATTTACTAATTTCTACGATATGGAAACTATCTGGATGTTGAAATTGATATTTTCCATAGAACATTTAAAAAATGTATTAGAAAATGACTCTGAACTACGAGAACTAGTTTCTACTATTATCTCTGACGAATCAGATCAAAAATTGATTAGAGTTTTAGAAACTCTTACATATACATATCCAGATAATGAAATGTATGATCGTGTATATAAATTCTTAGAAGATAAAGTTGTAGAAACTGGCGAATTTATTATCTATATAGAAAATGTAATTGATCTTTCAACTCAATTATTAGATTTCGATGAAATTCCTGATGATGATATGGCAAAGATAGATCAACTTATCCATCATGTACAAACTTCTCAAAATAAAGCTAAAGAGATATTTGATATAGCTGCAGAACTATATCCCGAAATAGATACCATTAGACTTAATAGAGATTATAAAAGATATAATAGAGATAAATTGTATCCAAATAATATCAATGCCTATGCATGGTTTGTGGATATAGAATTATCCAATACTGAATTATATCCTCACGAAAAACCTTTATATGACAAATTGGATTACGAACATAACGTTCGTAATAATCACCATATTGAATATTATGAAAATCTTCCACATACTACTATATCTAAAGAGGATGTCTTAAATCTATTAGCTAATTGTTATGAACCCAACAAATCCTCTAGTAAAGGAGATATCATAAAGAAGATGGATGATATCTATCATCAACTGATACTTAAACATGATGTATTTGATACTTATTCAGAATTTATTAAACAGCTAGTAGATAGGATAGATCTATGATCCCTACCATATATACGGGATATTTTGCTAAAATAAAAACATATCCTAAAGAAGCATGTATAGTCTCCATAGCTAGACATACTCCTCGATGGTATAGTGGATCGATATATAAAGGTATAAGTCCTAGTATTGATCTCCTCTTGAAATACAAATCGGGTAGGATCACAAAACCTCGATATATACAACAATATATATCCGAAACATTTCCTACACCAGATAGTCCTCATATCCATCTCAATAACATCTACCAACTCTGTAAAGATCACAAAATTATCATATTGTGCTGTTATGAAAAGTCTAATGATTTTTGTCATCGACATATCTGTGCAAAGATGTTAAATCATTTTATCAAAGTACAAAAATTACATATATCAAAAATAGAGGAATATCTCGTATGAATATATACATCGCCCAATATGCTGAAGTAAAATATGATAAAACTATCTGTCCTATCAGTATATCCCCTACCGTACCCGAAGGGTGGAAAGGAAAATCTTTAGATATATTTTTTCCACTACCAGATCTAGTGACTCAATTTAAAGAAAATAAAATATTGATAGGCGATTATACGAGGATATATACTAAAGAAATACTAGATAGACTTAACCCAAAAGAAGTAATTGACTATCTCATAGATACCTATAATCCGAAAGATGTAGTCATATGTTGTTGGGGAACCAAAGATACATTTTGTCATAGATATCTAGTAGCTAATTGGTTAAATAATTGGATAACTAAAAATCCAGAAATATATAACCTATCTCTAGTAAGAGATTATAAATTCAGGGATTTAGCCGATGAAAGTCAACGATAATAACAAAGAACAATACTTAAGTTTTCCAACCCACCAATTTGATCACCAAGTAGAAATAGACGATACTACATATACAAGTTTAGAAGTATTGAAGTCATATAAAGTAAATCTCAAAAAACGTGAATTCTTAATAGCTATGTTTTGCGAATGTGAGTTATCTGATATTACAACTGATCCTTATCTAGGTAAGTTAGGTAAGTATGATAGTAAACCTTATGTAATTACTAAGATAGACAATACAACTATAACAATATCTTCCTTACAAAGAACTATACTCAAGTTTACCGATAAACTGACTATAACTAATAAAGATCTAAAAAATATATCTACTCCTACAGAAACTACAATAGGAAGATATATCATCAATTACCTTCTATTAGTAGATCCTTTTGAAGATATTATTCCATATATGAATACTCAAATAAAACCAAGTAATATAGAAGATATAGTAGCTAATTATATTATTGGAGATAAGATAGATCGTAATACTTTAGATACATATCTGGATAATGTATATTTTATCGGACACTTTACTGAACTATGTGTTCCTAGCTTTAGTGATAAATCTATTACTACATCACCTGAAGTCAAGAAGCGCCGGGAAGAACTATTAGAAAAGCATAAGGATGAATTAGATGATCCTGTCATCATGTCTAAGATAGAAGATGAACTCATTCAACTTGATAAAGAGTATCTAAAAGATGATTCAAGTTATGGGTTTTATAGTTCTAGTGGTAAAGCTTTTAATGTATGCCGAAAACGTATGTATTGTACTGGGGGAATGTTTGATACCTTCGAAAGAGAGTCTGGATATGATATGGTAAATACTCCACTCGATGAAGGTTGGCAAGAAGAAGATTTTCCAGTACTCTGTAATGACATTCGAAGAGGTATCTATAATAGAGCTAAGAATACGGCAAAAGGTGGTGAAGGTACTAAGTTCATGTGTCGTATCTTTCAAGATTCCGCCATTACAGAAAAAGATTGTGGAACTAAGAAAGGTGTAACAGTATACTTAACAGAAACTAACAAAACTAATTATATATATAGAAATATCATTACAGATAGAGGGATAGTAACTCTAACTCCAGATACTATAGATCAATATGTAAATAAATCTATCAAAGTGCGGAGTCCTCTATATTGTAAAACTAAGAATGGATATTGTGCTAGATGTATGAATAAAATACTTGAGGAAACGGATACTGAAGCTTTAGGATTAATTGCTGTTAATATCACTAGTGCTATGCTTCAAACTTCATTAAAGAGTATGCATGGTTCTAAATCTGAGTATAACAATATAACTAGTTTAAACTCTTTTGTACTATAGTAAGATAGAGAGATCCATTATGGATCTCTCTATCCAAATTGTTTAGGTATATTTATTATTTTTTAGTAGACTTTGACAATACTATAGTCAAAGGTATAATATGTGATGTATAGGGATAATACAAATTCCAGCTATATTTTATTTTAACTCAAGGAGTATACTATTTATGGCTAAAGTACCTGAGAAGAAAAAGGTCGAAGTTAAAAAAGAAGAAGTAGTTACCCAAACTACAGAAGCTGAAGTAGAATCCAAAGTAGAATCTGATCCGAACGTAGAAACTACAAAGAAACCTGTCGAAGAACCTAAGGAGTCTAAGAAACCTAAGGAACCCGAAACAGTAACCAAACCTACTAAGGAAACTGCTCCCACTGAAGTAAAGAAGGTATCTCCTACCTATGCAGAAGTGAAAGGTGTGGATGCAGCCATGGTTCAGTATATCGATAAGTATAAAGATATCCTGAAAAAGAATAATATCACCATGTCTATCAAAGCTCTGTCTAACATTTTTGCATACGTATTATCCAAACCTACAAATGCAAATCTGGAATGCTTGTATGTATGGTTTAATACAGCAGAAGATCAGAAATATATCTTAACTGAATCTGTTATCTTTCAGGGTATCAACAAAGTAGGTATCAAGATTCGGAGTAAGATGGAAGTCATGTATACTATCTTTAGGGATCTGACTGCCACTAAACGTCGGAATGTCAGTCTTGAAAAGGCTAGAGAATATCTGCCCGAAGAAATCATCACTTGGGTAGCTAAAAAGAAAAAATCTAAATAGAAAAAGATATAGGATAGACTATCTCCCTTTTAATGGGGAGATAGTCTATCCTATACTTTATATGTGTAGAGATACCACATCCCTACACCAACACAAAAGAGGAAGGTATATACGACGACTCATTTTGTCGCATAATATATCTACTACTTATTTCAAGTCAGTAGCATCATTCTTCAGTTCTCCATCTAAGATCTCAATAGACTCTTCATCTAATCTACCATCTAAGATCTTATCGAGAGCTTCAATGTCTTGTATCTCATATTCACTATTGGTCGTTTTTGATGACATCCTTTTAAGATATTCTGCAACAGCTTTCTTGTAATCATTACTATTTTCACCAGCTTCTATTTTAGACTTAATAGCAATACGATTATATTGTTGTTTATCGATATCATTAAGTTGTGCAGACAATGCATTGACTACACCCATCTTCGCTTCGATATCTTTTGCAGGCATATTGTCTATATCAAATTTCATTTCATTTATAGCAGTATGGAGTTTTGAAATTACCATATGTCTAATGTCATATGTATAATCGTATGTCTTATCTAGTTTAGATAGATCATGTTCGATAGAGGTAAATTCAAAATTTATATCTTCCGAATAGAGTCCTTCAGTTTTTTCTATATCATCTATATTTTCCATAATATACTCCAAATGTTAGTTAATCTTATAGAATAAAATATAATTCCTTGAATTTTCTATATTATAGAATTATATCCTATTTTAAATTCTATATTACCATTTCTTATATTTTTATTAAGTAAATAAATATATATTATCTATATGAATTAAATTATTTACATTATTTATTTGGAGTAAAGATTAATTATAATTTACAGATTGTAACTATTATGTATCATAATAATTAAGGAGGGAGTATCTATTATGGGATCAATTAAGTATGATGAAAATTCCATTACTACTGTAGAAAAATTGGAACATGTAAGACTCAGACCCACTGGGTATGTTACCGATGTAGAGGTAATGGGACAATGGCATATATTGAAAGAGTTAATTGATAACTCTATTGATGAACTTGAAATGATGGGTACTGCTGGTAAGTTGACACTTTGTATGTGTCGAAGTCCAAAAGGACGTTATCAGATGATCGTTCAGGATAATGGTCGTGGTGTACCTATTGGTAAACTGTTGAAAGTATTTACTGTTCTCCATACTAGCGGTAAGTTTGATACAGATTCTTATTTGACAAGTAGTGGTTTATTTGGTGTTGGTAGTAAGGCTACTGCTGGGTTGAGTAAACACTTTAGAGCACTGACTTTCCGACCCGACGGAGTAGGTGATCTATATGTGCAAGATGGTATAGCTCCTGATGATATCAGGATATGGAAAAAGAACAATACATCCAGCGGAACTACTATCATCTATGAACCCGATCCGACTATATTTAAACGTATAGGTGAATTTAGTGAAAGTGGTTACAATCAGATCATTTCTCTTTTGGAGAAATTTAATCTATTTTCTTCATACCAAATAGAGTTCTATATCTATAACCAGATATTGGATGATTCTTTTTGGGAGTTACCAACAAAAGATACGATAAATGTCATATGTAATATCTTAAATAAAGGTAAACTCATCTACAATAATATCGACAAATCTAATCCTGATGAATATCTAAAAGAGTATTTTAATGTACTACGTCCATGGGCGTGGCAACATAGAGTAACTCGTTCCATTATGGAAGATAGAAAGTTAGGATTTGATATCTTGATATATGGAGTCAAGTACGAACAAATAGGTGGACATCTGGCGCTTATCAATAGTGTACCTATAGATGATCCTAAAAGTAGCCACATAACAGCTTTCCACAATACTATCAAACGTAATTTAGTCAAATATATTGGCGATAAAGATATCAGTAAGTATTTTCTGCAGACATACAAATTGCCTATATTCTTCGCCATGAATATCAAATATAGTGGTGCTGAATTGACAGGTACTACCAAGCACAGTTTCTCTTCAAGTGAGTTTAGTTTATTGTTCGGAAAAGTCTTTAGTGAATTGTTAGATAGCTCTACAGACAAAATGTCTCAATTGTATGAACTACTTAAAGAAGATATCAACTCTAAATATGTACAATTCACTACAGGGACCACTAAAGTAGAATCGAATTCTAAACGATTGATGTTATCACTCAACCATCCAACTAAGTTTAACGATTGCAGTACTTCCGATAGAAGTAAAGCTGAGCTGTTTCTCACTGAGGGAGACAGTGCTAATTCAAATGAAGGTAGAAATAGTGAATTCCAAGCATCTTACTCCTTAAGAGGAAAACCTTTTAATGCCATCACTGACAAAGAACATGTCCAGACAAGTATGTTAAATGTTAGAAAGAATGCTATATTTGAAGATATCATTACCATTCTTGGATTATCACCTAACCAAACAGATTTTAGCAATTTGAGATATGGTAAAGTATTCATCATGGCAGATGCAGATAGTCATGGGAAGCATATCTGTAATATCGTTATAGGTAACTTGTATGCATATAATCCCAAATTTATAGAATCTGGCATACTACATATAGTTACACCACCGTTCTATGGCCTTAGGATGAAAAATAAATCTGTACCCAATATCTATATTTATAATCCTGATGATTTTGTTAATATACTTGCACAAAATGTATATTATCGAGCATTGGAATTGAAAATATATTCTCCAGGAGTATTTGAAGGTAAAGTACTCAATGAAGAAGAATTTGTACAATTTGCTAGAATCGTTTCATATGTAGGAGATATGATCAATCGATTAAGTAAAGAACATCTTATCCATCCTCTACTATTAGAACAATTAACTTACGTAACATACTACTTAACTCCTGAAACTATGGATCTTGAATATATCAAGACTATTTTCAATAACCCAAATATCACTTACGATGAAGTGAATAATATCTTAAGTATCTCTATTGGTAGAGAAGATTTTATCATCTCTCTAACTAACATAGCAAACTCTTTATATAAGGAAATTCTACCTTTTCTTAGAAAGATCGAATGGGATAAGTTAGCTTATGTCATTACTACTAAACATACAGATACCTATAAAAATGTTCCTGTATCGATCATGCAACTCTATCAAATATTTGAAACATTAAATGATCTGTTTTACATTGAACGATATAAAGGATTAGGAAGTATGTTAGTTCCTGACAAAGCACGAACTTGTATTGATCCTAAACATCGAACTTCTTTCCAAATTACTACAGTCGGTGATGAAGATAAGTTATTTAATTATCTAGGTTCTGATAGTAAATACCGAAAATCTTTATTGGAGATGACTGATGTTAACCAGTACTAAATTATTAACACAAATAGTTTCATATATGCCAACCGAAACGAGGTCGGTATTAGATAAATATCTAACAACAAATCAATATATCAATTTCGTCGATACCTTAACTACTATCAGTACCGAAGAACAACTTTGTCAGAATAAAATATATGATACAGATAAACTTTATGATTTACCATTAGTATTTGCACTTACGTTATTGTACGATCCTTCCAACCAACAACTACTTACATTACTCCTCACCAAGTTTAAAGAATTCTTAAATCTTCATCCTGATTTTAGAATTAATATATCAGAGAAGGAGTTAGATAAAGTAGTATATAACAAAATAACTTTTAACCACACAGAAACTATTCGTATCTTACTTATCCAAGAACGTTTAGCTGGGTGTATCTGTACCTACCCTTACAAACATAAACTAGATATCATTTATCCTCTATTGTTTGGTATAATTTTAGCTAACAATTATGGAAATGTAACTCTTGCTAAAGGGTTGACAGATATCCATCTGTTATGTATCAAATTATTAAATTTAATTAATCCTAATAACTTCTTACACGACCAAATAGATACTACATTCAAGTATCTATTGGGAAAAATGAACGAAAAAAGTATCGATGACCATAATATGAATCATTTGCATATTACAGTTACATCAGTATTTGTAATGATATTTATATATGTATTTGATCATTTCGTTCATGTATATAGCGATGAAAGATGTCGAGGTATTTCATCACTATTAGTCAATTCAATTTCGCAAAGTATAAACGTGGAGGATTGATGTGGTAACTAAGAAAGGGAAACTAGTTTTAACTCCTCTTACATCCGATGATCTTGTATTTAAAGAGGAAGACATCCATAAGGTAAGTGACATACTGGCACGCATGTTACGATATCTTTTTGTAAAACTAGAAATCACTAACGAACAATTACAGGACAGATTCTCTGCACATGCAGCTCGTCTGGGATTACGGTCAACGGAAGCTAACTATTGGAAAAATAATACCCTTAAAGCTATTCTGAATGATAGCATTACCATGAAAAGCTTTATGAACGTTTTAGTAAATATTTTAGAATTGAATCCTTCTAATCTATCACTTACAGTAACACTTCCAAATTCAAAAGAAGAAATAGTCATTTCAATGGACACATGATAATATATATGAGTGTATATCCTTTCGGGGATATACACTCATATATGTCCCTCGTGGGTATGTATACAGAAATACACACAATTACCATATTAAGAGAACAAATGTACCACATATCCAATACTTAAAATCATCTATTGAGGTAACTAGCATGACAACCCATAAATCAGAAAACGATAAAGAAGTAAATTTAACTGTACCTATAAAACGAGTAGCATCTGATGTCATCAAAGAAAATACAAAAGAGTATGGATCGTATACTATCGATGGTCAATTTCCATCACCCATCGATGGATTACAAAAGGTACATAGGAGAGCTTTGTGGGCTATCTATAATACTCCTAATAATGAAAATAAAATACCTGGCCTTACTCTATTAAGTGATGTTTTAAAATTACATCCTTTTGGTGATATCAGTACATATGATGCCATTGTCAGATTGACTCAACCATTTAAATTGACTAATCCTGTCATTGACATGATAGGTGATTGTGGTACATATAGTGGAGATAGAAGTGCTAGTGCTCGATATTCCAGTTTCCGAATAGCACAATTCACTAAAGATCTATTTTTTAATGGTACAGATAAAAGATCTTACCACATGGTAGTAGGTGAAGATCAAAAATCTTTGGAACCTGCACACCTCATTCCTAAACTTCCTACAGCTTTATTGTTTCAAAACTGTACTCCAGGATTTGGAAGTAAATCTATTACTATGTCATACCTGTTGGAAGGTGTAGCTGATTTAGTAATGGCATATTCACAACACCATAAGCGGTATGGTATATCTGTACCATGGGATTGTACTAAGTATATCAAATATCTTATTCCTCATAATCCCATATGTGGACATTTAAGAAATTATAATATTCTAAAAAAGCAGATGCAAGATGGAGAATTTGATGGAAGAGTAACAACAGATGGTATCCTTAACTTATATCCGAATCGTGTAGATATAGTCTCACTTCCTATGACAGCTAGTATCGATCGGTGTAAGTTAGATATCTATCAAGAACTAGGAAAGAAATCGTCTATATTTGATAAAAATATAGCAGACTATATCAACTCTTCTGAAACTAAACTAACAGCTAATCTATCTTTCAAAATAAAGAAGTCAGCTAACTATATCGATACTATAAATGAGATCAAGAGAGTAATCAGATTTACTGGACACATAACCCCAACTAATAATTATAATATCAATGGGATAGTTGCACATATGAATCCCATACAAGTATTAAAGTATTGGTATAGAGAAAGATACAATGCCATATTAGCAAAAAAGAAATATAGACAAATGTCGAACTATGCTAAGTTACAAGAATTGGAATTGAAATTGCTAGTATGTGATGAGGTTGATGAAGTAATTAAAATTATTCGCACTAACGACAAAGCTACTGGTATGAAACTCTTGATAGACAAATTCAAAATATCAAGTCATAAAGCTCATCTGTTAATGGATATTCCTCTTGGTACATTATCGTCGTCATCCAAAACAAGTCTAGCTAAACAGCGAGAAGCTATCTTACTCGACAATAAAGCTATCATCGAAAGTTATGACAAGATAGATGATGAAATATATACCGATGCTAAGTATATCAAAGAGAAGTATCCTACTAAAGGCGGTTTACGTATTCCAAAGTATAAAGGTTATATTTGTATAGATAACGATCTCATATATCAATATGAAGATGATGAAGATCTATTTGAGATGGTATCGCGGTTTCACAAGAGTGATATCAGACTTGACCACTACAAAACTAACGATAAGATATTTGAATTAATTACTAATAGAAATACCAAAAACTACGGAATAATTGAAGGATATTGTCTTCCTAAAATCCTTAAAGGTGTAGGTATAATCCATACAACTACTAACAAAAATCTTAATACCGTATATAGAAAATATGGTGGTGTAGGTTATGTTAATAAATTGATTATTCCTGAAGATGAAGACGTTGAAGTATATCTGACTGGAAAAGATATTGTAACTATCGATAAGTATGGAAAACTAGATCGTACCACGGTTAATACTCTCCCAGAAAAGAAGAGTATTTGTAAAACATTAGGTTCGGATATCATTTACGTTTACGATAACGATAATGAACCTCGAATAATCGCTTCTATGAATACTAGCGATACTAATAATTTAAGGTTACAGTTAGTTACAAAAGATACTAAAGAGATCGTGACTACTATGTCAGGAGAAACTAAGATTTTGGGTGTATATAAGGTAAATGAATATCCTAATGTCTATACACACTTACCAAGTACTTGTCTCTCAAGAACTAAAATTGCATTTATCAAAATAACAAAACCTTTAGAACTATTTAAAGATAAGGATTATGTAATTATCGAACTGACCAAAACTACTACTTGCAAACGAAAGATAAAGAAGATTAACAAAGCTCAAAACTTTATAATCATTTAATACATAAGAGAGATCTCCTATCTGAGGAGATCTCTCTTACGATTAAACTTATTCATATTCTTTTTTCAAAATTAACTATAGATTAATCATACTATATATGTAAGTTTATATAACTTAAGGAGAGATAGATCGTGAATGCTAAACGTAAACAAGTACAAGATTACATCTTTAAAATCTTAAAACAAATAGATTTGGATGGTTATAATACTAAATTATATACTGAAAAATTTAAAGCTATGTCAGATAAAGCTTTTGATTCTTGGATGAAAGATATCCGAGATAGAAAATATAAACTTACTATTTATATTCCTAATATGAAGAATAACGTAACTATGCAACATATAACAAACACAGCTAAAGCTGTTGGATTGACTATATCAGATCATTTATGGATGGAAGATTCTACTACTGGTATGAAATATAAAACTAATCATAAATATCTCATATTGCGCATGCCAATACGAAGAGTAAAACAATACCTTGATGCTAAGATATCTGTACCTGAAAGTGATATCAAAACAGATCTATTAACTGGGCAAGTAATCAAGCCTGATAAAGGATCTTCTATTTCACTTATCGAAATGCAGACTCTTGTATCGAAAGGATTAGACAAATCTATTATCGAATTTATGAAAGTTCGTGGTGGCGATGTTCATGCCTATAGTGAATTTAAATCGAAATTAGAAGAAACTGGAAATGCTAATTTAAGTGATCTCTCTACTGATAGCGTACCAAGGAGTGTTATGGTTGCTGAAACCTATTTACGTGGTATGCATATAGATAATAACTTATCTGGAGCGTAATTTATGGCTTATGAATATGAGAAATCTCAAGGAATATTATCTGCAGCAAATGCTGATACATCTTCAGTATCAGATATGTTAAGTAAGAATGGATATAGCATCAGTAAAACTCCATCAGATGATAAAACTATCAATAGTAATAAATCTATTAGTAATTTTAAAGTATTAAACAAATCTACTGAAGCTATCAAAAAACCCAAAACTTTTATTTCTCAAGCTAGTAGAACTACCATCGATGAGATATCTTTTGAAGAATTGGATACAGCTACTGATGAAGTAGATATATTGAGTGATGCTCAAAAACAAGCTTTGTCCGAATATACAGGAATAGATATTACGAATAATGAAGATTTAGAAAAAGCTCGAGAAACACTCAAAGAAGATATCAAATATATGTCAGCTGTAGGTGTCGATTTAGATACTTTACCTACAATAGATGCAGAAGAAGATCTTATACTCAAAGAAAATAAATTTAGCTTAGAGACTCTATCCGAACTAGCTAAAAAAGTACCAAAACTCGGAATAGATGTCGCTTTAGGTGATCTCGATCTATCAAAAGATATTCCTATGATTGCTGACGAATTAGGAAATCCTATTGATGGTATTCCTACCGAATTAGGATATGATACTGTAAAAGAAATGTCTGATAGAGCGAAATCTATCTGTTCAGGATCTGGATTAGATATCTCTGATTTTGGGAAAAATTTAGGATTATTTGATGCACTATTATCGTTAGCTTCAGATATGGGATTGACACAATTGTTGAAGAACTTAGCTAATTGTCTTAATTTTTTTGATTTTAATGGTGAAGATATACTTTCCAAAAAGTTACCATCAGTAATCAAAAATGGAGATTACAAAACTGCAGATACTATAGTTGATTTGATAGGAAAAGATAAACTAAAAGATCCGATAGGTAGTGTAAAGGATCTGATTAGTAAAATCCCCGGTACAGAAGAAGAACCTTTACCATATGTACAACACCTTATGGATAATGCTTCAGTAGCTAATAAAGATATCTACACTTCTCCTGTCGACAATTATGGATTTGAATGTGACGAAGATCTTACAGCAATAACTGTTACAAACAGTTCTGATTTTTCTAACAACGATACTATAAGGCAAGGTATTTTAGGTGAGGATGCGGAATTGATAGGATCAAATCCATTCTCTGAACCTGAAGAACTTGTAACTGATTCAACATCATTTTCTAATCAAATGTGGTAGAATTTTATAGGAGAAATTACACATGGCTGTAGTCCAAACCAAATCACAAATTATTCAATTGTCAATAGCACTTGCTAATGAATGGAGTGTTGTTAATCCGAAATTACCAAATGGTATGCCAGGTTGGGAATCTGATACCAACAAACTCAAAATTGGAAATGGAGTAACTAGTTGGAACAATTTACCATATGTAGTAGATGAGCAGATCATCGAAGAATATGTTACGTTGTTAGAAAATGCAAATATGCCTTATGGGGCTGCTGTATTGACAGAAGATGGGTTGTTGGAACTGAACCAACTTCCACCTCAAGCTCAAAAGAATGTCAGATATGTAGCAGATATTGCTGCTAGGGATAATATCCCCATCGAAGAACGTGGATGTATTGTTGTTGTTTTGGATGCTTCTGGTGATATTGTAGAAATTGAAGATGCTATCGAACATACTATCACAAATGTATACGATGTAGCTTCTGGCAATGTTACCGAAGGTGGTACGGCTCTTATCGATTTCGGAACTATCGTAGGTGTACAGCCTGAAGATTTTGAAGGACATACCAAATCCGATATTACAGTTAAACGTGGTGGAGCTGTATATACTTGGAATGGTACGGCTACTAATGGTACATGGTTTAAAATTTCAGAATTTGAATCTATGGATATTGATTTTTCAGTATATTTCAATGTAGTTATGGAAAGTATCGATATCATCATGGACGGTATTGAATTTATTAAATATACCACTACCGAACGTGGTAAGTTAGAATTGACTATGAATATGGATGATATCTTTATCTATAAAGGTATGACTCCTAACAAACTTAAAACTTTATAATCATATTTTCCTCCTATACGTGGCATTCAAAGGACATACTCTCATTGGGAGAGTATGTCCTTTATGCCATATCTTTTTTAGATATATATTATCTATAAGAAATCTACTATCCTAAATCTGATAAGGAGATTTAAATATGAGAAAGATCCATTTCAACGAAGCCTACACTAAGTCCAATACAACATATTGTGGAGTTTTGGGAAGAAATACTGTTTGTTATTATGGAGAATATCAGGTAATTAATTACTCGGATGAACCAATCTATATACAAGATTGTGAAGGTGAAGAGTATACTATCCCTTCTTCGTATAGATCAGATACTCCGGCTAGGATTGAGATACTTCATAGGAGAGTGAATGGAGCAAGAAATTTCTCTTGTAATGTTGAAAAATTCAATGGTCCTATTGAAGTTATGACTATCGATTACGATAAACACTATAGCATTCCTACTTATATCAAAGAATTTAATATCTTGATATATGGTCCGAATTGTAAAAGTATTGCTACACATCCACAATTGAGTGGTCGCCTAAGTAGTATCGTAGGATCATCTGAAAATATTATCAACAAGGGAGCTAGTCAGGCTCCCTTATTTATTTTGGGTAATGATCCTACTGGGAAAATAAAACATATATATATCGGGATCAACGGCAGTGTATGCGATGTCAACATCTCACAAGATCCGGACAATGATGAAAAATACTATCTATGTAGACATGACAATGATTTACAGAAAAAATATACATACGAGGAACTTGATCCTAAGAGTTTAGAATGGGATCATGTCCACGAATATGTTACTGAAGATGGATATATATTTCCTATATGTTTAGGGAAAGATATGTTAAAAGAATATCTTGAATCTAAGCATTTGGAAAATCGAAATAAATTTTCTTCTATCCATATAGCTAATGCGCGAAAAGAAGTTCAACAGACATTAGCTGCAGAGATAGAACAGTTACAAGATACAATTAAAGTTAGAGATAAGACAATTAACAATCTCAAAAGTACTCATGCTGATATGATAGAAGAGAAGAATATGGAAATCAAATTATTGAATAATCGAATTGTATCTCTCCAGAAGGACATGGAATTACGACTCGATATCAAGAAGCGAGACTTTGATGATGATAAAACATCTACAGATGTAGAGATGTATAAAATAAATTCTGAGTTGAAAAAAGCTCTTATGGAATCGCAGAAAGAGATCGCTAATCTAAAAGTAAAGAAGGAAGAGAATAGTGTTAAATCTGCACAAGTATCTACCCTCGGAGTAGGGTTTAAGACTGCTGCAGTAGTATTACCAATTGTAGCTTTAGGTCTTGGTTGGTTAGCTTCCCATACTTTATCATCTACAACTAATATCATACAAACAAGTACTTCACTTATTGGTAGTGTAGGTACTGCAATTTGTGATGGTGTACGGTATGTCGGTGGTAAAATTTGTGATACTGTAGGGAGTTTTTTCAGTTGGTGTTTCAGTTAGTATATCATAATCTGGAGGGGATATGGATAAACTCATTAAGGGTGTAAGTAATCGATTACCCCAATTAAATGATTACTTACTTAGGGATTTTAGAAAAGAACAAATAAACAAATCGGCAGCCTTTATCGAAATCGTATTCAAAGAGGCTATCAAAATATTCAAAGGAGAAATTCAGTATATTGGGAATTATCATATCTTATCACCAGAAGAACGATTGGAGTATGAACTCAATAATAAAATAACAAAAGGTAATGTCAATATTCGGCATTGTGAATGGATATTGGTCAACTATCAATTCGTATATCAAAATACCATATATCCAGTATACATATATCTTCCTTATGATTTTAGAGGATATATCAAAATCAACAATACTAACTATGCAGTACAACTGTCAATATCTGAAAGAGTATTTACCAAAATCAATGATGGGATCATTGTAAAAGTAATTAAGCTTCCTATCAAATTTTGGAAAAATCAAGTCTTTCAATTGAAATCTCTATCGAGTGGTAAAGTAGATTTTGAAACTATCATCACTACTCAGATCCACAATAAGGACAATCGGCGAAAAAAGAAAAGCGTTTCTGCTACAGTTATACACTATCTGTTATGTAAATACGGATTAGTGAAAGTGTTAGAAATGTTCAACATGGCCGAACATGTAGCTGTAGTAGATAGTATAGATAAAACCGATGTCGATATATATGAATATTATGCTTGTCAGAAGGTAGTGAGAAATAAACAACCACTCTTGCTAAAAGTATCTAAAGAAGTTATGAAAGATATCAGAAAAAAGCGAGTCGTTGCTTCTATCTTGTATCTCCTAACTAACTTCAATAAGCAGACAATAGAAAGTCTGTATGATACTAATTGTACTATATATAAGATCATGTTGGGTAAGATCATCCATGGTAACCATACACCAGATCCTGCTGCACTCAATCATATGGATAACCATATGCTTAGTCTGGATGGATATCTCGATCCTATTACTAAACAAAGATTAGAAGCTTCAGGGATATATATTCAAAATATCTACGATATGCTTATTTACATATTTTGTAATATAGATAAGATGATATTGGATGTGTCTCATTCTGATCTATACGATAAGCGGATCGACGTATTGGATGAACTTCTGGTTAAGACTATTGTCCAATCCATATTCTATCGATTTTATACGATGGAATCTCGGATTACCAAACTACAAGATAAACTAGTAAAGAGGTTATTACGATTATCGAATAGACAAATCACTAAACTATATAAATCACACATAGTAAGGATGAATCCAGATCGATATAATGATAATTGGTTAATCGGTACTGGAATTAAGAAAGTAAGGCAAAAAGATTTTGGATCATCAGCTACAAATAGTCTCATTAGTGCACCCGAACATAGATTCCATCCATCGTTTGCATATGTGGAATCTTTGATAGCATTTGGGACTAGTAATCCTGGTAGTACTGGATCTATAAACCCATTTCTTACTATAGATGAAAATGGGTTTATAGTAAAAGAAGATTATGCCAAACAAGCTGATGCTATTGCTCCATATTTACCTTACGTCAAATAATGTTTTATTAAATTAAGGAGATAACGATTTATGTACAGCCCCATGCAACAATCACCCGTAGGTAATCTGTTGAACCAATATATGGCGATGTATACTGACCAGATGTGTCGTCAGAATCAGATGAATCCTAATTTTGCCGAGGAGATGAAACGTACATTTACACAATACATCCCTCATATCGAACAGAAATTGGTATCGACATATGGTCAAAATTTGACTGAAGGTGTTATAAGTAACGAAGTTCAGCAGTATATAAATAACTATTTCAATACTGTAAATAATACTAGAAATATCTCTAACAGTATAACAGGAAATAATTTCCAGCAACCGAATTTTGGATTTTCTAGTGGAGGATTTTCTGGCGGCGGTGGAATCTCAGTTGCACCTGGACGCTTAGGTACAAGTTTAAACAATCAAACAAATACATATCCACAAAATCAACCTCAGAACCAATCCCAACCTCAATCACAATTTCGACCACAATTTCAACCACAACAATCACAACCTCAATCACAACCTCAATCACAACCAACTCAATACGCCAACCCTAATCAAAATATGCCTATGCCAAATCCAAAAACTATCCAAAAACCCTTCAGAACACCAAAAGAATCTGATGGAAATCAGGCCGAAACAAACATCCACAATATTGAAAGAATTCAATTGTGTAGAGATGTCAAAACCTATAAAGGTGATAGTTACAATTGTAAACTATTTGATATCGAATTGTATATTCCTGAAAATGATTTGGAAACATGTATCCATGCATTTGAATTATCTAATCCCAATTTGGTGAGGAAAACAAATTGGTTACATGATATCAAGTATCATGAAATGTGTTGTGTAAAATCCAAGTTGTCAGATACAGAAATGGCAATTAAAGAAATTACTGATACGTTTGCTACAGGAGGCTGGGAAGCGGCTTATGATGTTATGAAGAATCATAGTCAGAAATTCAATGAAGTAATGGAGAATGTGTTAGTATCCGAAATTAACGATCTCTTATCAGTAAATTGTATTTCGGCTGCTAACCTGTTGAGTCCTTCTATCGAATGTATGGACGATATTGAAGATCTGTATGCTCTCAATCCAGAAGATCCAGATTGGGAACCTTTGGTATCTGGTTGGGGCAGTTGGGAGAACCGAATATCGACCCTAATTGGGTTAGCTTTTCGGAGAGTATTTGGTAATAAGAAACCTACACTAAAAGTACCTGAAGATACTCATTATATCAGTAAGTGTAAAGATATCATCATTCGAAGAGATGGATTTGATGAAACGACTCCGTTATGTGAAGTCACTGCAGAAGATGGGACTATTGATACTGAGTACATTGATGCGTTTTCTGAACAGACTATTATGTTGATGAAGAGACGTGTATTATATACGAATGTAGTTCCTGACGATTTCATGTATAAACTCACCAATCATACGGATGGACTCTTTAGTATTGAAGAACCTCAGAATATGCTTGAATATCTGATCTACAATCGATTGGAGATTGACTCAACTCCTTTTCAGTTGTTCCTGTACAGTACTCGTACTCGGGAAAAGTTGTTGTTGAAAGTTGGTAGGAGTGTTGAAGGTCATATCATCATTTCTAAATAAGTCCCCCTCTAGGTGGGTACTATAGCGATACTCCTATTGTGGGAGTATCGCTATAGTATCTACGTTATCCTGATATTTCTATTTTTGTGTATTTTTTAATAGATAATTTATATTATATAATAAATTAAGTTAAATTGAGTTATCTACTTGAATTGTACATATATATCCCTCGATGGCATTCTATCAACATCACAACACAAATGGGGAGGAGGGAAATTGTTATGTTAAATCTGTTAAAGTTTGTACCATTTTTATATCGAAATGGTCTAATGACTGTCGATAGAACAAATAGTTTTACTAATATAATAGAATATGGGTTTTATGAAGTTACTAAATTTTCTATAGTTAATGGATATGAAGATTTAGCTATGGTATATCAAAATAATGTCGGAAGAGGTCTTACGTATAACGGACATAAAGCTATTCCTGCTGTAGTATTAGTACAGACTAATAGTTTAGTTACGCCAACTCTTGACCATCAAGTAATTCCAAAAATTCCAATTACTCCTAATGAAATAAAATTTATCCAGCCGTTAGATTTTCTTAATGAGATTTTCGACCAGATTGAAGGTGGATACCTATATATGTGTCGAAATGAAATCAATACTCAACACTTTGTCAATATATTTACTCAAATAGTTGTAGAAAATGGAATAACTTTTCCATAAATAAAAAAGATACAAGTGGAGAGTCACTCTCCACTTGTATCTCTTCCTTTATATTTGCAGATTTAAATTAAGAAAGTGTTTCCTTTACCAATCCTAATTTCCTTTTCAATTCGAGCATTCGGATTTGACATATTGGTACTATTAAAACAACAATGGATACCCAATTGTGTATATATAGCTTCAGTATATTGGATGGTTTCACCTAAACCATTATCAGCAGAAACGATCATATCTTCACCAGTATAGATACCAATCTCACTTACACTAGCTCGACGGAGATCGTTATACATGATACCAACAGATTCGATAATTTCCTGTCCAGTAATAGTCAATTGTCCTGACAAAAGAACATTGATTTCATCTCCATTAGTTACTGAAGTTCCAGTATCTGTTGGTGTTTGTGGGATAGGATAAAGATTGGCAGGATCGAGTTCGTATATTACTTCAGAATTAGTTTCAGCATCGGTCCTAGTTATCTGTACAGCTGTATCCAAAAACTCAATATTCTTAAGATAATAACACCAGTAATTGGTACCTTCAATCGTCTTTAATACTCTCATCCTATAATTACTACGTTCAGCTGCAGTCAGATCTTCATCTTCTGGAACACACCTAAATGGGATAGGAGTATAGAGATCCATATTTTTCATAGTCGGAACATATGGAGTCTGTAAATTGCCATCATCTACATTACGACATCCATTAATTCCAATACCAAAATATTTAATCTGAGGTTTATTTTGTGGAGTTAATTCAGGAAATAGATTATATTTACTATTGATAGTAGTATCTACACGTTGCGATAGTGCAATAGGTGAAAATGCCTGTAATTCATTCTCTACACCTATAAGAGTTTTTTGTACTTCAAAAGGTACTTGATTAGTGATTGCCATGGTATCTTATTCTCCTAAAGTTTTGAATTGAGTATCTAAAGATAAATCTATAGATAACTCATCACATATGTAATGTTGATTATTTATAGCTACATCTAAAGGATCTACAATTAATATCGGATCAATACATTTATCCGATATCGAAATACCATTTTCGGTATTTATATCCAATCGATTACTTCGATAATACATATCTAGATCTAAAATAGTTGGATCGTAATCTACTAGTATATCTGATTTACTAAGAGTAATATCATCAAAGTGTGTATAAGTTGGATCAATGTATCGCATATCTTCTATAGTTTGTATATCGTGATCGTCTATAGGTAAGTTAGATAAAAAGAAGTATGTTGCACATTCTCTATTGGTATTAAGAAAAGCTACATTATAGCTACATAATTGTACAAAGAGATTTTTCAATTTAGTATAAACATAACTATTATCACTATCGGATACTGATAGGTACTTATTAAATCTCTCTTTAGTAAGTGGGATTAATAATTCTATAAGACTAGAAGCTAATTGTCCATAACTCTCTTCAGGAATAGGTAAATTATTATAAGTTGTTATTAAAGAAGAAATATTAATACTAGAAGCTATCCATTCTCCATAATTAGTATATTCTGATAATTTAATTGGAATAGTTTTATTTTGAATAAGTCGATCGTATACAGTACTGAGAGATTTATGTACTAATCTATTAGAGGAATTTCTAATAATTAATATATGAGAAATTAATGTATCAAATTGATCTCCTATAAGATCCATCATCTCAGATTGATCTATAGGTATATCTTTATATACAATTTCGTCCAACAGATTATTTACATGAATATAATTCTTTATTTGGTATACATTTCCATCAAAACCAAAAGTACTTGGCATATCCGTTGGTCTTGAGAAATCTACATAACCTGAAGATGTAGTATATCGAATAGGTAATGTAGTTGGTACTTGTTGCATATACCTATGTTGAGCGTAATACAATAAAGCTAAGGCATCACCTATAGGCATATTTACAAATTCTATACCAGATACTGTATCTGTCCAATCGATATTAAAATTTAATTTTTTATATACATATCGAGTAATCAATGTATCTAAACTAAATTTGATTAATAGATTTTCATATTTATTATCGATAGTATATTTTTTTAACTCTAAAAGCTTAGTTGGTAATATATTTATTCGAGTATTTGATAAGTCAGAAGTAACTTTCTGTACATAATCAAGAGAATATTTATTATCAAATTGTATATTATACAATCTTCTTTGTATATTAGTAATAGTTTCAAATTCTGTAGTATCTACTTTTGAAATAGTATCATCGGTATAATCTACTACCTGATCTGATAATATTTCAGGATACCATCTACAATCATCAACATCTGCAACTGAATGATAAACTTTCTTTCCGACAATAGATATACGAAATTGTTTTAATATATTTTCTGCTAAAATAGATAGTGTAGATTCTTTACCTCTATTCTTTAGAATATAGTTAATATTCCTATAAAGAAATAGAGCTTGTTTGTTGGTCAATATATCCCGATAATCGCCCAGACCTTTAGAGGTAAGATATTCCCAAATATGAAAAGTATGTACAGATGGAGTATGTAAATTTTTAATACGTTTACTGAAAAGTGATAATGCTAAATTATACCATACAAGTGCATAGAATGCTATAGGATACAATTCTTCATATCCAAATTCTTGAATATACCATCGACTACAATTAAATTGTAAAAAGTTTTTGATATGCTCTATTAAGGAGTGTCGTTCGTTGTGATCTAAAAAAGTTATATCATATCGTAATAGTGAGAATTCTTCAGCGTCTATGGCCAAATTTATATCAGATACCGGATATACTATAGATTTAATAAGGTCTATCTGATTTGGGTATAGTTTTTCTAATTCCTTATATTTAGGTAATCCGACTTTATATAATGCAGCAGTCTTAGGATGACTTATCAGATTCTCTTTAGTAAAATTTATCACTTCATCAGTATCTATCGAATATACTTCCATCATAGTATTTGAACTATGATATTCTCCAATCATATTTATATAATAAGGCCACTGAGTCCTATCATCTTTATCTATTTCATATCCAGAATAACTCAATTCTAAATTTCGTAACTGGCCTAACTTATCAAATTTGATTGTTACTGTTTTTAAGAAATTATAAATTTCTTGCCTATACAATTTAAATTGATACATAAAAATAACCTCACTATAAACCAATATAAGGAGTATTGTCGTGGGAAAATTTACTATAAAACTTAAAGAGATTTTCAATATAACAAATACTGATAATTATAAAGCAAATACTCCCACTATCTCAATCAATAATAGTAATATGATCGATGGAGAAGAATATAAAAATTTAATAGAAAAAACGCATGTTCCTGCTAAATCTACTAATATAAAGCCTGACTCCATTATAGCATATTCCCAACCTATACAAGAAAAAATAGAAGACACTAAAAGAGAATCTGATTATATCCGATCTCTATTACCAGAAATAAAACAAGCTGAAGCTGTATTGATTCCTAGTATCTTATCTCCTAACGACTTACAAGAGAGTAATCTCAACATTAGTGTATCTCTTGATGATAATGTAGAAGAATTAGAAACTAAATTAGGTACACATATCTTACAACATTTAGAAGATAAATACGAAATCAATAATAAACTAGAAGCATGGTTAAAACCTATGCTGTATGGTGTAGGTGCTAAACCTATAATGATCTTACCGAATTCTATCATTAAAAATATAATGGATAATGAACAGATCGTTGGCAATGAACATCTACTGCAACAGACTTTAGAATCAGTTTGGAACAAGCAAATATATACTAACAAAAAGAAAGCATCATCTACTATAGGGATGGAAGATCTTCATATAGATACAAAAGTAGCATCTCGATTACATGAAGAGATAATTGACAGTACCCACAATAGTAGAAGTAAAATTAAAACATACGAATATTCTAAAAATACTACTAAATATATTGCAAATATTGAAAAACTACTGATATCCAAAATGTCAGATTCGGAATTATTGTCATTTCACGAAAATCCAGAAATTGCAGGACTATGTGAACTGTCAGAATCTGTTGCCAAACAACAAATTAGTAATAATGTCACATCGGCATTTCGGGGATATAACGAATATCAATTTGCAAAAGAACCAATAATTGAATTAGAAGTTCCTACTATATCTGAAAATCTAGGAAATGCTACATTACTAGAATTACCTACAGAATCTATTATACCTATTCATACTCCAGGTACTCCAACAAACCACGTTGGATATTTTCTATTATTAGATAAGATGGGTAATCCATTACAAGATTCAGGTAACAATGATGGAGATAAGCAGAATGACTATAGTAATATTCTTAAATCCTCAAATAGTACAGCATTTGGTGGACAAGAAGATATACGAAAGATTATGGATTCGTACTCAAACTACCATTCACGAGTAGTCAACCAAGTATATGAACATATCTTAGATAAATATCTGATAAAGCAGATAGATAATTTAGGTCTTAATAATGTAGATATTACAACGTCAGATAGTATAACTAAATGTATGTTTAGAAGATTAATGGAAAATAAAGAAACAAGAATTGTATTTATTCCTAAAGATCTTCTTGTATACATGTGTTTTGATTATAATGAAGATGGTACAGGTAAGAGTAAATTAGAAGATATCAAATTTGTACTTTCACTTAGGATATCTTTGATGGTAAGTAAAATAATGGCTGCTATGGAAGATGCTGTCAATAAACAAAGGATCACTTTAGAATTTGATGAAAAGATGACTAATCCGTTAGAGACTATGGAAACTATTAGAAATTCATTTATCGCTAAGAAGAAATTGAATTTATCTTATAGACCTTCAAGTATATTACAGACTCTAACAGAAAAGAGTCTAACTATGGTTCCTAAAAATATTCCAGGACTCGCATCATTCAATCTGGAAGCTGATAATGCATCATCTTCATCAACACGACCCGATGAAGACTTGAGTGAAGAGTTACGAAATATGTCTAACTTAGCTCTCGGCGTTCCACCTTCAGCTCTCAATAATCTAAATGAAGATGAATACTCAAGATCTGTAGCTACTTCCAATATCTTTTTCTCTAATACTATTAGGAAATATCAAAAAACATTATGTTCTTTTATTAGAGTTATCATTTCTACTTATATCAAATTCAGTAAACCTTTACGTGATGAATTGTGCGAAATAATAACAGCCAGTAAGGCAGAAGAGCAAATAGCTGAAGATGCTACAGATAACCTATCTAAAGAAGAATTGTTAGATAAATATATATCTCAAATCATTAAAAATATTACAGTATCACTACCTAAACCTAATATAGCACCAGACAAAGCTCAATTTAATGAATTGCGAGAATATAAAGATATGATAAGTGATATATTAGAATCCATTTATCCTGAAGATATCCTTATGAAGGATAGAGATGCTAGCGAAGGATTGACTCAACTCCGAGCTTACCTGAAGAGTAATATCATAAGAAATTACATCATATCTTCGGGGTTTGGTACTAATTTGAATATTCCACAACTAAATGATACTTTTGAAAGTATGATAGATATCAATGCTATCTACCAAACTGTACTCAACTTTCATAAAGGATTCGATAGTTTTAAAAATACTATTGGGAATACAGATGATGATTCTGGTAATGACGGATATGGTTACTAAACATATATAGAAGTAAGAGTAGAGGAGGCATATAAGCCTCCTCTACTCTATACTTTACAACTCCCTTACCCATAATCGATATACGTCTTACTCTTCATCAAACTCATTACCAATTTCTTCAATTTCAGCACTTACACCCTTATCAGTCAAACGTTCTTCAATCTGTGTAGCAATAGATGGAGCATTGTCAAAGTTAGCCTTATGAAGTCCCAAGGCAGTTGCAATGTCCTGAGCAGCTCTGAAGGTACGTTTATTGTGCTGCATAATACCAGCATAAGGGATAGTACGATCCTGAGTCTGAGTAGTACCAATTTCTCTCTGCAGACCAAAGTTACCAGTCTCGAGCGGCCACATATTGGTAACCATAAAACCATCAATGATGTTTTCTGGTTTCATGGTAGGATCAAACTGAATAAAACAGATATCCATAGAGAATGCAGAAAACACCATAGGATTCAAATCATTATCCTGACCGAGAGCTGCAAGAGCTGAAGCTTGAGTATCAGGATTACGAATAGTAGTTAACCACATCTTATGGAACTGCCATGCCAAGTTACCCTGAATTTCTGGATATACGATACTTGGAGAGATAGCAGTACGTTTAGAGTGTGTAGGCATCTGCAATTCCTGACCATCACTAAAAGTCATAGTAGAAGCAGCTTCTAATGTATATCCGAAATCGATACCTGTAATAGATTTAGCATGCCGTTCGACAAGAGCTTTCAAAATCGAATCAGCTTTATCCATAGCCTTAAACATAGTAGGTGTATGTGTGACAACAGCTACAACTGGAGTAAATACCTGAGGAGTAACAGCATCCAGCATAGGTAATCTAGCACCTACACCTAACTGTCCACCAAGTGGGATATTTGCCAGTTTAGTAGTTTCGCCTGCAGCTACACTACCTACTTTATTCAGGAACGCTTGTGTCAATGTACTCATTTATTATTCCCCCTCATTACGACGTACAGGAATGAGAACATTCCAGACACGCTGACTAAAGTTGCCATAAACAGCAATCTCAATAGTGGTCTGATATCCCAAAGCCTTATCGATATCGGTCTGATACACTGACACTTCTGTTTTCAGAAATACCCCAAACTTGGTATAGATATCATCACTAATCGATTCTCGAATTTCACCAAACAACAACTCAGGAGATTCATCTCTTCCTGCAAAAGTCGCCCACTGAAGTCTAGCAACATGCTTAAGATAAACGAGCATATCGCACAAGATATCGTCAGAAATAAGACTACTGTCATACGGATAGATGGACTTAACATCAGGATAATGATATCCTGTCATATCATAATACTGCATATAATTCAATCCGGTATCCCAGGACAACTGCTTATGGTCATCACTATTCGGGAACCAGTTGATATCTTTGAGTGTAGTAACTGCAGAATTGGGAAGACCCTTAGGTTTACCCTTAAAATATACTGCACCCTGCCAAAAGCATTTCTTGATCAGACAATCATACGTAGCAGGAACGATCTGTAACCAATTAGGATTAGAAATCAATTTACCACACTGCTGAAAGATAGTTCCACGACAAGCTTGTGTGCCGTAGATTGTACTTTCGGGATGCAGTAACAACTGACTACGCAATGCTGATCCAGTAGACTGATCTTCTTCTTTAGTATTCTTCTCATTAAATACATCCTGAGTACCTACAACCACTTTGACATCATCTCGAATACCTAAGAAATCGATGATATTCTTCTTAGTCTCTAAAGGATATCCAGAGTCATAGATATGAGTAATGGGATAACGAGCTTGGTCGTAGATGTCAGGAAATACATCACCAGACAACCAAACATCAGTCAAGGAGTTGAGAGTCTCTACAGAAGTATCACCATCAGATCCACCTTGCATATACTGTATGACATTTTCATCCATCACAGTAACGTTGTCAACTCCATCAGTCTTGATCTGCAGATGATCATATGGATGACCTTCCAAATCCGTAGCTGTCATAATATCAACCATATACGGATTAGTGATATCGATCATCATAGGTTCAGCCGCCATTACCTTCTGACCAATAGCTTCTACATTTTCGGGGAATACCTTCATGTTAAACGGAACACTTGCAAAATCATTATTTAAAATATGATCAAAGTATACACGTCTATCGGTTGAGGTATCGATAGCTTCAGGATTGAAAGAGAATTCAGTAGTAGGATTATTGTAAAAGTTCCGTACAGGAGTAGGAATATCCATTCCATATTCCTGAGAAACAATTCCCATATTAAACATAAGTGCATCGATAGTATTGATGACACTCGTATCTGCAGTACTCCAATCAAACCAGATTTTAACACCAGCTTTATTAGCCCACGCACCTGGAGAATCGGGAGTCATTACCAAAATGGGAAAAATGTTAACACCATCAACTTCTGCAGGAAGAAGATTGTCTGGAGTCTCATCTTCAGTCAACGCACGAAGTGCCCAAGTAATTTCAATACCAGGTTCTTTGACTTCGATACCACCTTCCATTTTCGGAATAGGATTTCCAGACGCATCTAAAGCTCTTCCACCAAATTCATCTTTTTCATACTGAGTAATCTGAACACCTTCTTTAACATGAGCTTCCAAAACAGCAGAAGCTTTAGCTGCAGTAGCATCAGCTATTCTGACAAAAAAGCACTTTTGATAATTTAAAGCTGTCTTCAGAAATAGATTGGGATGATAGAAGAACTTTGAATATTCATCAAAAGTTCCTTTACCATACAACTTGGACAGAGCAGTATAATCTCCAAACGAAGGTACACCAACAGGACCTTTTTCTGCAAAACCAAAAAAGATAGGCCGATGCAAAGGACTATCTTCAGGCACAAATACCTGTTGTAACGATTCGTCTTTGACTTCTACCTGGTAATGAGGAAAAGTCTTAAGTTTTGCCATTGAATATCTCCTTTAAGATTGGGTAAGACTATTTTATAACGATTACAGTAATTATATAATTTACAACAAATAATCAACTGAGGTTAAATGATGCAAAAAATCAACATTTTCAAAACAGCAATTTCTGGAATCTACGGGATCGACAGTCAGTACAAATCTATAACCGACTTTCTTATTAAAAACCGATCACAAATAAGAATTCCAGTTACAGATACTAACGAAATTACAAAAACTCGAGTATTAGCTACTACAAAAATTAGTAAACTATATGATGGCCTTATAAATAGTCACAAGATAAATGTATTTACTCTACTGAATATCCCGGCGGGAATTAGTACACCTGAAATATTTACTATGAATCATATTCTATTAGATATCAAACAACTCAAAGATGTAGATTCTTCAATATACAAAACGATCTGTTCGTTACCTGAGTATGAAAATAAGATCATTTTGAATATTACACCTTATCTCAAGCGTAAAGTAGAAAATGTCATAACCGATATGCCGAAAGTACAATCCTTATTTGTCAAGGGAGCATTGGTTAGATCTTATTACAATAGTACTGATTGGTTAACTCCTAGTCTTATAAAATATCTTAGTAAATCCTATAGTATGACCATTTCTACTAACATTGCAAGAAATTATAATTTAGATTATAACGAACAACAAATCATCAGTACTATTCTTACTACGTATTTCCATACAAAATGTTACGAAGATACTCGAGGAGATTTTCCTGTAACCATCAAAGATTGTAACGAACTTGGATCGCGAGTAGATATAATCGACAGATTAGAAACTATGAAAGAATATCTCAATGGAAATATTAATATGTCCATTGAAGATATTTGTGAACTTATCAGAAAAATGGGTCCTGAACGGATGCACACTTTCGATACTCGGATGTTCTATACTATAAACCAAAGATTGGGTAGTGATCATGTTTCTACTCTCATGAGTTTAGAGTATCCACCATATTGGGCACATGAAGTATTACTTGCTCTAAGTGGTGTGAAGTCTGGATTATATATTGCTATGAAAAATCAAATGAGAGGTAAATTGATCAAAGAAGGTGAGGAATTTGGAGATACTCTTATGAGGACTTCTAAATTTATGGATTCTATTGACGATAGATAAATATTTACTCAATTTGTGTAGATATGTAAATGAACTTTTTATAACCTACAGAAGAGGCACTTTATGTCAATTGACAAGTCTACCATATGTAATATCCTTAATGAATACTGTTTTGCCAACATATGGAATGAAAGTGCCAGTGAGTCTAGAGTGAATATAGCTCCTCGTCTGGTCAACAATAGCCGGTCATGTACCGGCTATTGTTTGACTGGATCTAAAGCGTTATATCTACCATATACAGATAAATCATTTTTTGTATATACATTTAGATATGAGGATACAAAAGGATCACTGGCAACTCCTAAGGATACTTGGATAAATTTAGTAGATCTTTGTAATGTACACGATATCCTTATAAAAGTATATACTCCCGAGGGTAGAATGTTATCGTTCAAAGAAGGATTTATCCAAAAGTGTTCCGATAACAATACTATCTTTTTGGCTGTAACAAAGAAAGGTATAAATCGAATCAAGGATGAAAATAGAGATATATATCTTACTATATATAAAGATCCTGATAAAGTAGGTAATGTGACTGTTTATAGTTACAATAGTAGTGAGTTAAATCCCATTACTCATCGTATATATGTGGCTACTAAATCTACAATAAGTAGAATGAAACATGAGTGTTTTATTGATGGATACTATTATACTACAGATACTATCGAAAGTGTATATAACCATACTCAAGATATCGATATAATCTATGATGATGATATCGTTGGAGTAGTGGATATTCCGATAACTACCGATCCTCATCCTTTCTATAGTACAAAAGATAGACTATATAAAGAAATTATCCATATACCTAAAAGTATCAATCCTTCCAATAAGGTAATCACTCACGATAGTTGTACTCTATAT